CAGCATCTTTTTTACGTTGATTTTCCATTGCTCTAAGGTCAACCTCACGTGATTTTAGTTTTAAGAGTGGATCTGCATCAAATTGTGATGTAATTTCTTTTTCTTCTTTAGCAAAATCACCGGTCAGCTCCGCAATTAACACAGATTTTCTAGCTTCTATGTCTTGAGAAATTTTTTGTAACTGTTGTTGTGCTTGTGGGTCTTGTTGTGCCATCATTTGCAGCTGTTGTGCTTGTGCTAAGACATCCGCAAACTCTAATTCTACCTGTTCTTGTGCCATTAGACTAATATGTTCTAAAATATTTTTTTGCATGGCAGCCATTATCGGTGGATTGTTTCTAACCATGTTAGTTGACATAAAATTTAAGTGAGCTGTAACGTGTGCTCTGTGATCTTGACCACGAAAAGCTTGAAAAGGCTTGCCACCTAACGCATTAATATGTTCTAACGCTGGATCCATGGGTTGCATTGGAGCTGGTGGAGGTAAAACTGCATCAATATTTTTTATACCAAGCGCTTCATACATTTGTCTATATGCAAAATATAAATTGTGTAACTGTGGATTTGATGTTGCAAGTTGTAATTCTGTTTGTGCCATTGTAATTCTTTGTGCCATTGAAAATATATTTGGATCTGCAACAGGTAAGATATCTACTCTTTCATCAAAATCTGCTTGTTTAATTTCTCTTGTAGCACCAACAACATCATACGGATAAACTGGTGGTAAGTATGTTTTAAATACTTTTGCAAGTAATTTAAATTCTGTTCTCATTGCAGAATATAATCTTTTGTGAATAGCTGACATAACTCTTGAACCACGTTCTAATAATGCAACTGTTGTTCCAACAGCAGCAGCTTGATTACCATCTCCTACTTGCATATCAGCAATAGCTGCAAATCTTTGTCCTGCACCAACTACAACACCCATTAGTTGTAATAGTGTTGGTGAAGGTTCTTTATATGGTAAAGGCATAAACGCGTCTCTAAGATTACCACCTGGTGCATCTACATCTCTAAACTCACCTGGTTGTAATGGCGATGCTTCATCTCTAACTCTAATACCTCTTTGTTTAAATCCTGCAGGTAAATTAGATAAAGTTCCTGCATCTAATAATTGACGGAGAGCAGCCGTTGCGGTTCTACTCAATCCGCCAATCATGTGAATTAATCCAAAGCCATAAAATCCTAGACCCGGTAAGAATTTGAAATGAACAAAATAGTGGATCTTATTTCTCTTTGGATCAGTTGGTTCATAGTTACGTCTAATAGATAAAACTTGTTGACTAGCTTCTTCGACAGTAACTACGTAAGGTAATTTAATTCCTGTTGGGTTTAACTCATCATCTTTATCTTCAAAACCTTCTAAGTCTAAATTTACATGACACTCTAACAAAGTATAAATATCTTCTTGTTTTCCAGTTTTTTTAGTTCCAGAAAGTTCTCGTTCTTTTTTAGTTAACTCATCGTTTTGATTTACACCTGGTGGTCCAAGTTCTACGTCGGAATAGAAACCACCTACTTGTTGTTTTCGTAAATCATTTTCAGAAATTTTTATTGTATGGATAATTGATTCCGCATCGTCTAATGAGGTAGCCGTATACGGAACAATTAAATCCTCTGCGGGTATAAATTTACTTACCGCTCTTCCCAACAAATCGTCGTAATAAACTTTTTTAAATGTAGAACCAGCAAGTGGTAAATGAAATAACATCTGATCAAACTCAGGTTCATACTCTTCCATCTTTTCCATTAACTCGTAGTTCATGTAATCTTTTACACGTTGTGATTGTGATTCTTTAGCTGGATCAGGTTTACCGACTATCTGTGTTCTAACTGGTCCTTCTGCTGGCAATAATTCTTTGTAAGCTCCAGCTTGAAACTGTGTTACTGCTTCTGCAAGAACTGGGTGTGTTGCACCAGATGCACCTTGAAACGGCTCTGTTCTGTTTTCATATTTAAATCCTAAAAGATCTAGACCTTGTATGTAAGATTGCTCCCAATCTTTTCTTGATGTTTTATATTCTTTGTAGTTACCAACTAGTTCTAAACCGATTGGTTTTAAAACTTCTTCTGGTAATAATTCTGCTAAATTATCAAAGTGTCCTGGTTGACCTTCGATGTTTACTTTGCTTGGATCAAAATTTACTTCAACGCTTCCATCTTCATTTGGTGTGACCTCGACCCCAGGATCTTGGGCCTCTACAGCTTTTTCCTGTTCTATTTCTATTTCTTCTTGAGGATCAACCTCTATTGATGTTTTTACGTTGGGTAACGTTTTGTCTATATCTGCCATTTATATTCTCCGGGTTTGTTATCTTAACCTGTTTTAAGGGAACATTCAACCCTTGTGGATTAGGTCCTCTTTTTGGTGGTATTGTTCTAGTTAATTTTTTGACCATATTATCTAATTACTCCACCTTTTGCATTTTTTGTTTTTTCTTTTGTATTAAAACCCTCTAAGATTTTTTTTTCTCTTAAATCTTTTTCTAACATTTCTATAGTGTCTTCAACTGGCACACCTTTAAAGGGGTTCTTAGGTATTGGCATATCAAGAAAACCTTCTATTTTTAATAATTCATCAAAAGATTTTAAAGGACGTCCTCTTAATTCAGCTTCTATAATTTCTTCTGCAAGATTTTTAACATCTATTATTATTTCTCCATAAGTATCCATATAAACATCTATTGGATCCTTATCACCAATTTGAATTCCTTTTTTATTTAATATTTTTTCAACTAAAGTTCTTGTAAGTTTTGTTGCGGGATCGAAAGGCTCCGTAATTTGTTTAGCTTTTAAATTTGCCAGGTTATATTCTAAATTTTCTACTGAAGCTAAATCTTCAAATTTTTCAGATTTTTTTGGGGATTTAGGTAGATCAGATACTTTTTTAGATTTTAATATTTTTTCTGCTACTTTAACACCAGGGAATATCGGCGCAGTGACCTCGGCTCCAAGACCAAGAGTGTCTGCAAGAACTTTTGGACCAACAGTAGAACCTCGATCTATTTGTTTCTGTTCTTCTTTTTCAATCAAACTAGCAAGACCAACTTTTTTTTCTAATGATGTTGGAGTTATGTTTTTTAAAAACTCTGTAAATACTCCTGTGCTTTTAATGTTAGACGGTAATACATCTGTATAATCCTGCACGTATCCTGAACCTGTTTTATCTTTAACCTTAAATGCACCTTTCTGTATAATATCAGAAATTAATTTTCCTGTTGCTGGTAATAGTCTCGCACCAAACTCACCAATACGAAGACCTGATCTAGTTAACACATCTGCATAGTATGGATAGTTTCTTGGATCAATAATATCATTGAATACTTCTATCGGATTTTTTGTTTCTTTATATGTTGATATTTGTGGAAGTTCCGCATCTTCGTTTGTTAAAAAATATTCTAGCTGTGTTGCAAAATCTACATCGGCTCCTGCACCACCACCGTTGCCAAAGTTAGTTCTTGGTAGTGGAGTAATGTCAACACCACCACCTTTTTGAAACTTATATTTAGTGGTGCCTGTTTTTTCTACGGGTAGCTCTAATATATCTCTAAACTCTTCAATATCTTCATTTGAATATATCCTGTTTCCTTGATTGTCCTTAAGACTTATAATAAATTTAACCGCCCCATCAGTCCATTGATTTTTTAAATTTTTTAAATACGCATTAATTTGTTTTTCAGACAAGTCAGATATTTTATTTGCTTTAGGATTTATCTCATTAATATTTCCGTATATGTAAAAAGGATCTACGGTTGACATATCAGCATTTACAATTCCGTTTTTATCTATTTGTAATAATGCAATTCTATTTTCTTGATTTTTAAAAAAAGGATTATCTCTAGCTTCGTTTTTAATAATTTTTCTTATTCTTTCATTATTTAATTTTAATAAATTATTAGCCTCTGCAATATTAATTTTTTTATTTTTAAGTTGTTTATATATTGCATCGTTTTGAGAATGATATCCATTGTCTACTAAAATAGTTTGATTGATAACTGGGTCTTGTCTAACTAAAGTTTGTAAACTTTTAAGATTAGATCCTTTAAATAAATTAGGATATTTTTCAATTACCTCTACAGATTCAGCATGACCCATATCTTCTGCTAAACTTATTTTAGGAATTGCAATATCTGTTTTTTCTAATCTATTAATAATATTTCTTCGAAGAGCAGAATTAATTTTGCTTAGACCTAGATCGAATTCTCTTGTTTGTCTAACTCTTTGATAATTTATACCATCACCTGCTAAAGCCTGTCTTTCATTTTTAGTGTAAAAAGCTAATTCACTTAAAACATCACCTACATGATATTTTTTTGCTTTACCACCTTGAGTTCCTGCTTTTGTTCTAATATCTAATTTTCTTAATCTTTTTAAAAATTGATTTCTTTGGTCAGGGTCTGTGCCGTCAATGCCTAACAAATTTGCTAGGTCAATTGTTTCAACATAAGAATTTTTTGAAAGACCTCCTTTTTTTATTTTTAAATTAATATTAGAAAAAATATTTTCTGGATTAGATTTCATTGTTTCCATAACTTCTGTATATGTAGAAGTTCCTGGCTCTAGATCTAATAAGGCTTTAGATTCTTTACCTGCAAAGGTACCCATATTTGTTTCTTGAAATCTTCGTTGTATAGTTCTCCTTGGTGTATCAATACCTAGTTCAATAACAGCTTTACTTAAATTACCGCCATGGTTTTGATCAACATAATTCTTAAATAGATTTAAATAGTCTTTGTTAAATACGGGTTGTTTATAGTTTTGTTGATTAGGAAGAGTCATGGCTTTATTTTCTACAGACTTTATAAATTTTTCAGTTATTGTTTTATTTACATTTTTTTTATCAAAAAAATTTTTTTGTTCATTTATGATAGACTTAACTGTATCTCTTAATTCTGGGTCTCTCATAGATTCAAAAATAGATTCTGTTAATACATCTTTTAATTCAAATTTAGGACCTTTAGGTGGTTCAATATTAGAGCCTTGATCGTCAGAGGGAATAATTTCTTTTTTATCCTCATCCTCGCTTTTACTAAAAAATATATCACCAAGTCTTGTACCAAATGCAGTCCCTCCAAGAACCTCTGCACCTTTACGAATTATAGGACTAACAAATGGTCTTGCCACGTTTATAGCTGCGGGTGCATAAGCTAATGCACCAAATGCTAAATTTTGTCTAACATCATCATCATTTAATTGAAACTTATTACCAAGACTTTTATCTTCGTCATCAATCAACGTGTTATTTACTGGATCAAATACGTAAGCCAACTATGCCTCCTTGTGCGTTTGGTTCTTTGTCTGTAACATCAAAATCAGAAAGTTCTATTCTTTCTTTAAAATCTTTATCAATATATTCTCGCAATACTTTTTGTTGTTCTTCTGGAGAAAGCGCAAGTATTTTTTGTAATTCTTCATCACTAACATTAAAGTCTTCTTTAAATTTATCCACGTTTAATCTAAATTTTTTTGTAGGTTTTAGCATTTCAAAATCTAAAGTGTCATCGTCATAGACAGTTATTTTTTGATCATCTGGTAAATCTCCACCTAATTCTTTAAATACATTTTCGTTTTTAGCAAGATCCGGATTAGCTTCTAATTCTTTTATAAAGTTTGGAAAATTTTCTTGAACGTATGCATCATCGGGATTTGCTTTAATTGTATTTTTTAAACGTTGAATTAAAAATTCTGCTTTAGTAAATCTACCTTTACCTGCTTTTTTAGCACTCTCTTGTGTGCCACCTATAATCGGTTCATTAGGATTAAGAACATTTCCTTCCATATCTAAAACATTACTTGGTTTTTTACCATCTTCAATAATACTTTTTTCTAATTTATTTTTTTCAGCTGTTATTCTTCTATACACACCAAGGTTGTAGAAAATATTATCTTTTTGAGTTTGTGATAATCTGATATCTGGGTTTTCTTTTAAAAATTCTACCGTCCTGTTAAACTCATTTAAAAGATCTTTTTCATAATCAGATATAAGGTTATATCTTTTGTCTTTACCTACCTTGCTAATAGAAAATGGTTCTAATCTACTAGCATCTGTTAATCTAGAGTTTACCACCATAAAATTGCCTTGTTGTTCTTTAGTTAATGTTTTACCTAAAAACTCTACACCCTCTGCTGTATCTGCAATACCACCTTTAGGTCTAGGCTTTTGAGACATTAATTGTTGCAATAATTTTATTATATCATCCATTAATAATACACTCGTTTACGTTTTGTGGTTTCTTCATCAACATAGTCCTCTGGGTGTTGTAAGAAGCCACCTTGTCTAAATCGCATGAGAGCCTGTGTAGTAGAGTCGACAAGGTCGTCATGATCGCCATACGGAAATGCTGCACATTCCTCGATGACTTGATCCGCAAACTTTTGTTCCGGAGCCCATATCATACCAGATTCAAACAGGGGTGCAACAGAATTGACACGGGCGTGCTTGTCGTTGCCTTTGCTTGGTGTAAAATTTGTAACCGGTATGTTCATCTTTCTAAGTTCGTAAGTCAATGGCAAACCACTAGCTTTAGCCTCGACGATTACAGACTCAGGTTTCCAATAATCATATTGTTCAAGGGCCAAGCGCCTTAGTTCAGGAAACTCGTATCTGCCTTTAATTGCATCAACTAATATTAGATTAGCACCAGAGTCTTCGCTAGGATAAAACACACCCCAGGTAGTAATAGCAGAGTAATCTGCTGTTTCTTTTTTTAAGAAAGCTGTGTCGTAAGATTGTATAACATGATGTAGTTGAGGTATTTCTTCACCTTTGTAAGTCTGCCACCACTCACGTTTTAATATAGCCCCTTCTTCTGCTGTTGGGTTTTGCATCCACTGTGCATTCCATTTACCAGAGGGCAGTGTTGCTTGTACTTTCTCAAGCTCTTCTAACTTCCAATATTCAGGCCATACGGCTTTTTGTTTCTTTGATCCATGGTCCAAGATTGCTGGAAATTCGATCACGTGCCACTGATCAGCTTTAGGTTCTTTTTGATTCTGTATCAACTTCCCTGTCAGATCTTTATTAGACCATCTAGTCATAACTAAAATAATTTTACCACCAGGTTGTATTCC